ATAGATGATTATGATCAAAATGATTTATTTGAAGGAGAAGCAGATATGATTTTAGATTTTACAGAAGTTAACCCATTTGGCGAAGTTTAATGTTAGGAAGTCATTACTACCATGAAATAATGCGAAAGACCATCGTATCTTTCGGAACATTGTTCAATCAAATTTATATTAAACATTTTGATGGACAAACAGGTAATCTCGTTGATGAAATGAGGGTTCCATTAGCATATGCTCCAAGACAGAAATTTTTAGCAAGATTAACACAACAATCACAATTAAACAAAGCAGTAGCAATATCCTTACCAAGAATGTCTTTTGAAATGACATCTTTAACTTATGATGGAACAAGAAAGACAGGAATGACTCAAACATTCAAGACAGTTGATACAGCATCTTCAACAATGAGAAAAGTTTTTATGCCTGTTCCATATAACATTGGATTTGAATTGAATGTATATTGTAAGTTAAATGACGATGCATTGCAGATCGTAGAACAAATACTACCATTCTTTCAACCATCTCTCAATGTAACTATTGATTTAGTTAAATCTATTGGAGAAAAAAGAGATATACCTATAGTTTTAAACAATGTTTCTTTTGTTGATGATTATGAAGGAGACTTTTCTACAAGAAGAGCACTGATTTACACATTAAACTTTACTGCTAAGACATACTTATTCGGTAAAATTGCTGATAACGCAACAGGTCTTATCAAGAAAGTTGAAGTTGATTACTATACAAATACTGATCCTGTAACTGCAAAGAGAGAAATGAGATATACAGTTACACCAAAAGCAACAGAGGATAAGAATGATGATGGTGTCATTGATACAATAGATGATGCATTACTTGGTCCTGGAGATGATTTTGGATTCTCTGAAGGATTGGAATTTTTTCAGGATGGAAAGTAAATGAAAGACAACTTTGATGAATTAAATAAAGCTCTTAACACTGCATCTGATATTGTTAAATCAGAACCTGAAGAGATGAAAATTGTAAAAAGTCTAAAATCTGAAGATAAAGATATTCAAAAAGATTATGAATATACCAGAGGTAACTTATATTCTTTGATTGAAAAAGGACAAGAAGCAATCAATGGAATCATGGAAGTTGCTGAAGAGGGTGCTAGTGCTAGAGCATATGAAGTTGCAGGACAATTGATTAAAAGTGTGGCAGATACCACAGATAAGTTATTAGATTTACAGAAAAAAATAAAAGATATTGAAGAAGATTCCCCCAAAACAACTACAAATAACGTAACAAATAATGCCTTATATGTGGGTTCAACTTCGGATCTAGCGAAGTTACTAAAGCAAGGAATGATAAATAATAAAGCATCAGACAATTAAACTTACAAATGAAGTCCTGTAAAAAAGGATATTACTATTGTAATACCGATGAAAAATGTAAGCCAATTCCAGAGGGACATATGGTACAACCCGATGGATTTTTAGTCAAAAAAGATGTCTCCGAAGAGAAGGAGAAAAAGGATCACGAAGTTTCAATGGCACATAAACAGTTAAATAAAACTGAAAGAAACATCGCCAAACTTAAAAAAGCATTAGGCAAGAAGGAAAAAGATATACCTGCATGGGTTCAAGCAAAGATAACAACAACTACAGATAAAATGGATTCTGCATCTAGTTACATGCAAGATTCTGTTTCAATAGAAGATGCTAATGGTAAACATTATGCAGAATTTATAGATGTTGTGTCTCCTGAACCTTTGAAACCTTCAAAAGGTATAGGTAGTGATCTTCTTGCAAGTGAGAAACTTCAGTTATCGCATTACGACTGGAGAGAAAAACTTGGACAAGAAAACACAATCTGGCAAAGATGGACTGGACCCGAAAGTGAAGAATCTTGAAAAAAGGATTCAAAACTTGGAGAAGATGGTAAATCTTGCACAACAAACCATAGAGCACGATCAACATACCAATGGTTTACTTCCTAAAAAAGAAGTAAAACATTTACCTAATGAAATGACATAGGAGTTACTATGAGTGATAATGTATATTTGGGTAATCCAAATCTGAAAAAAGCGAATACTCCTATTAACTTCACTGAAGAACAAATTGTAGAATTTATAAAGTGTAGAGAAGATCCCGTATATTTTGCAGTTAATTATATAAAAATAGTAACTCTTGATCATGGATTGCAACCATTTAAGTTATATCCATTTCAACAGAAGTTATTAGAAAATTTCCACGATAATAGATTTAATATCTGTAAGATGCCTCGGCAGACAGGTAAATCTACTACTTGTGTATCATATTTACTGCATTACGCAGTTTTCAACGACAATGTTAATATAGCAATCTTAGCAAACAAAGCATCAACTGCCAGAGATTTATTAGGTAGATTGCAACTTGCTTATGAAAATTTACCCACTTGGATGCAACAGGGTATCATATCTTGGAACAAAGGTTCCTTAGAATTGGAGAATGGATCAAAAATATCAGCAAACTCTACATCATCATCTGCTGTTCGTGGTGGATCTTACAACGTTATATTCTTAGACGAATTTGCATTCATACCGAATCATATTGCGGATGATTTCTTTGCATCTGTATATCCTACTATTACATCTGGACAAAGCACGAAGGTTATTATAGTTTCTACCCCTAAAGGTATGAATCATTTTTATCGTATGTGGCATGATTCAGAACAAGGTAAGAATGATTATGTGCCAACTGACGTTCATTGGTCGGAAGTACCAGGTAGAGATGATGCGTGGAAAGAGCAAACTATTGCAAATACTTCTGAACAACAGTTCAAAATTGAATTTGAATGTGAGTTTTTAGGATCAGTAGGTACTCTTATAAGACCTGATAAGTTAAAAAGTCTTGCTTATAATGATCCTATACAGAGACATAATGGTTTAGACATATATGAACATCCTAAAAAAGAATCTAATTATCTCATAACTGTAGACGTTGCTCGTGGAATCGGTAACGATTATTCTGCGTTTATCATTTATGATATAACTAAATTCCCCTATAGAATAGTTGGTAAGTATAGAAATAATGAAATTAAACCTATGTTATATCCAAGTATCATTGCTGATATTGGTAAAGTGTATAATGGTGCATTCATATTAGTAGAAGTAAATGATATAGGAGATCAGGTAGCAAGTATTCTTCATTTTGATTTAGAGTATGATAATCTTCTTATGTGTTCTATGAGAGGAAGAAATGGACAAGTAGTTGGAGCAGGTTTTTCTGGTAAAAAATCTCAACTTGGTGTAAGAATGTCTCAGGCAGTTAAAAAACTAGGTTGTTCAAACTTAAAAACTTTAATTGAAGATGATAAACTATTGGTATCTGATTATGAAATCATATCAGAATTAACTACTTTCATTCAAAAAAACAACTCATTTATGGCAGAAGAGGGCTGTAATGATGATCTAGCAATGTGTTTAGTTATATTTTCTTGGTTAGTTGCACAAGACTACTTCAAAGAAATGACTGATAATGATGTAAGAAAGAGGATATATGAGGAGCAAAAGAATCAAATAGAACAAGATATGGCACCTTTTGGATTTGTATCTGATGGGTTTGATGACATGGCACCAATTGTAGAAGGTGGAGATGTATGGACAAAAGAAAATCCTCTACAAACCAAAGAATGGAATACAGATGAGTATGGAGATAACTCATTTATGTGGGATTATATGTAACAAAATAAATTCTAAAGAAATTATTAAACTTGTAAATATTAAGGTTATATGATATATTGAACGAAGGAAAGTAGATATAGAGGTAATTTACAACGGAGGACTTATGAGCGGAGACGCAGGACTAAATGAACCAATTGTTTTCTATAGTAAGAAAATGACTGAAACAAAAATAGTGCTTCTATCTCTCAAGGGGATAAAATTTGCAGAGGATCGTAATGGAAAAAGAAGAACTAACTCCAACAAACGTTAATCTTGCTTTAGATGAGTTAAGACCATATATAGAATCAGATGGTGGTTATCTAGAATTTGTTGAAATAGACTATACAAATAATGGTCCTATAGTAAAAGTAAGATTACATGGTGCTTGTTCTTCTTGTCCTATGAGCGATCAGACCATGAAAATGGGTATAGAGAGACATATTCAGATGATATTTCCAGAGGTTTACGAAGTAATTCAAGTAGAATAATGGACTTTGACAGTGAAATTAGTTTAGATCATCTATTATTCACTGAAAGAAAATGTCGTGTATGTGGAAAAACAAAAGATCTTGTACAAGAATTTTATGTAACTAGGAAGAATAGAACTACCTTATCATCATACTCTTATGAATGTAAGGATTGTACAAAAGAAAGAGTAAAAAGAACGAAGAAGAAGAAAGTAAGTAATAAATGGGAATACCCAGACTGGTAGTTCATGCACGGTTTCCCCGTTGAAAATATGCTTTTCAATAAATAATTTCAGTATAATTCTGGATTCGGAGAACATAAGATGCCACTAAATTTAGCATCTCCAGGGATATTAGTAAGAGAGGTTGATCTTACTAATGGTCGAATTGATCCAACAACGGATAAAATTGGAGCAATTGTAGCACCTTTCCCAAAAGGTCCTGTAAATTTACCAACACTGGTAAGTACAGAACAACAATTAGTAGATATTTTTGGGGAACCTTCTGCTATCGACAAGCACTATGAACACTGGTTAACTGCATCATCATACTTAGCATATGGTGGCGGTTTACAAGTAGTAAGAGCATCAGGAGATAATTTAACAAATGCACTAGCAGGAGCTGCAAGTAGCATAACAATCAATAGTACTGAAGATTACGTAACAAAGACTTACGACGAGAACACAATCGGAAATGTTACAATAGCTGCCAGAAACCCAGGTTCTTGGGCAAACGGTATTCAAGTAGCAATCATCGACTCATTTGCTGACCAAACATTATCAGGAGAATTTTCTGATGTTTTAGTCGGATATGGTGTAACACAAGGTCTTGATGGTAAAGTACTAATTGGTGCAGGATCAACTTCATCCTTAGATGGATATTACCTCAAAGGTATAGTTACTGAAGTTGGTGTAGGAAATAGTTCAGTTAAAGTTAAGGTTAATTCTTATATTGATCCAAATGGAGATGAAGTAGAGGTAGATTACACTGCAGGGGGAACATGGCAGTTCGCAGGTAGCGGAACACTAGGAGTTCATACAAATGGATATAATAGTGCTTACGGTACTAAAACTTATGACAGTGCATCAGATTGGTTCGATACTCAAACAGTTCAAATCAGTTCAACAGGTATCTCAACAGTAACATATAAGTGGAATGCTTTAGCAGGAAGACCAGGAACTTCAGCATTTGCAGAATCCAGAAAGTCCAAGAATGACGAAGTTCATGTTATTGTTTTTGATGGAAATGGATCTATAACAGGAACTGTTGGTACTGTTATTGAAAAACATATAGGTCTTTCAAAAGCAACAGACGCACAATTCTCAGCAGGTAGTCCTTCTTATTGGAGAAAATATCTTTACAATAATTCAGCAGTTATCTTTGGTGGTAGTGCACCTGCAGGTATAACAACCACTGGATTTAGTTCTGGATTTACATTACAAGGAGATGATGCTTGGGATCAACCTGCAGAAGATATAATCTTCTCAGCAGCTGGAAACCAGACATTTACTCTCTCAAAAGGTTTCAACTACGATTATTCATCAGGAATATCTACCGCAGGTGCTTTAGATTCAACTAAAGCAGATATTAATGGTGGATATGATATTCTTGCTAACACAGAAGAATATGACGTTGATTTCTTAATTCAAGGTTCTGCTAGTTACGGAAAAGAAGCAGCACAAGCATTAGCATCTAAACTTATCTCAGTTGCTGAATCAAGAAAAGATGCAATTGCGTTCATATCACCATATAGGGGTGCATTTTTATCAGAATCAGCTGATAATACAACTAATACTATAAACTCTGCTGATACAATTACAGACAATGTAGTATCATTCTTTGCACCATTACCTTCATCAAGTTACGCTGTATTTGACAGTGGATACAAATACATGTATGATAGGTTTGCAAATACATTTAGATATGTACCTCTAAACGGAGACATCGCAGGTATTTGTGCTAGAAATGATATTAACAACTTCCCTTGGTTCTCACCTGCGGGAACAGCAAGAGGTTCAGTCCTCAATGCTATCAAACTAGCATATAATCCTACAAAATCTCAAAGAGATGTTTTATACAGTAATAGAATTAACCCAGTAATCTTCTCACCAGGAGATGGAATTATTCTATTCGGTGACAAGACAGGTCTTGCTAGAGCATCAGCATTCGACAGAATTAACGTTCGTCGTCTATTCCTCTTCCTAGAAGATGCGATCTCAGCTGCTGCCAAAGATCAACTATTTGAGTTTAACGATGAAATTACAAGAACAAACTTTGTAAATATAGTTGAACCATTCTTACGCGATGTTCAGGCAAAGCGTGGAATCACAGATTATGTCGTTGTTTGCGATCAAACAAACAACACTGCAGCAGTTATTGATGCAAATGAGTTCGTCGCTGACATCTTTATCAAACCCGCAAGATCAATTAACTTCATTGGTCTAACATTTGTTGCAACTAGAACAGGTGTTTCATTTGAAGAAGTAATCGGTAACGTTTAATTAGAGGTTTAAAAAATGCCCACCAGACAACAAATTAATCCACCTCCACTAAGAAAGATTACTGACTTTAAAAGTAAGTTAATTGGTGGTGGTGCAAGAAGTAATCTATTTGAAGTTGTACTCAACTTCCCTAGTATTGCTCCCGCAAGTTCAGAAGTTCTTGATAAAGCAAGATTCTTAGTTAAAGCAGCAAATTTACCTGCTTCAAACATATCTGACATAACAGTTCCTTTCAGAGGTAGGATTCTCCACGTAGCAGGAGATAGAACTTTTGATAGTTGGACAATTACAGTTATTAACGATACAGATTTTGCTATCCGTTCTGCAATGGAAAATTGGATGAACGCGATAAACAGAGTCTCTGATAATACAGGTTCAACAGATCCTGCATCTTATCAAGCAGACGCAACTGTTTTCCAACTAGATCGTTCTGGAGAAACACTCAGATCTTATCGTTTTTACGATATTTTCCCAACTCAAGTTGCTCCTATCAACCTATCATATGATACGGAAGGTATTCAAGAGTTTACTGCAGAGTTCCAAGTTCACTGGTGGGAAGCTGCCAAGGGTGTTGGTTCCGCAGCAGGTGGTGAAAACATCAACTAAATAAACATAGGAATATTTTAAGAGAATTTAATAATGGCGAAACTCTTTGGTTTTTCGATTGAAGATAATGAAAAGAAACCGAAAGGTATAGTATCCCCCGTTCCTCAAAATAATGAGGACGGGGCTGATTTCTATCTACAATCAGGATTTTATGGACAGTACGTAGACATCGAAGGTGTCTATAAAACTGAATACGATCTAATTAGACGGTATCGTGAGATGTCGTTACATCCAGAAGCTGATAAAGCAATCGAAGATATTGTTAATGAAGCAATTGTTAGTGATCTATATGATTCTCCTATAGAAGTTGAGTTATCAAACTTAAATGCAAGCGATAAGTTAAAAAAAGCAATAAGAGAAGAATTTAAAACAATAAAAGAAATCATGGACTTTGATAAAAAGTCTCATGAAATATTTAAAAATTGGTATGTTGATGGTAGATTATTTTATCTGAAAGTTATTGATATTGATAAACCAGAAAATGGTATTCAAGATTTAAGATATATTGATCCTTTAAAAATAAAACATATTAGAAAAGAGAAGAAGAAAGAGAATGATAAAGCTGGTTTTAAAGGAACTATACCTGTAGGAACTAGAGCACCCGAAGATTATCCAGAAATTGAAGAACATTTTATATACACACCAAACTCAGGTGCTAATCGTGGACCTGGTAACTTTGGTGCTTCAAAAGCATCTATCAAAATTGCAAAAGATTCGATTGCATTTTGTACATCTGGATTAGTTGATAGAAATAGAAATACTGTTTTATCTTACTTACATAAAGGAATTAAAGCACTCAATCAATTAAGAATGATTGAGGATAGTCTTGTAATTTACAGAATATCAAGAGCACCAGAAAGAAGAATATTTTATATTGATGTTGGTAATTTACCAAAAGTAAAAGCAGAACAATATCTTAAAGATGTTATGATGCGTTATAGAAATAAAATGGTCTATGATGCAAACACTGGAGAAGTTCGCGATGATAAGAAATTCATGAGTATGATGGAAGATTTCTGGTTGCCTCGTAGAGAAGGTGGTCGTGGAACTGAAATCACAACTTTACCTGGTGGACAAAATCTTGGAGAACTTTCCGATATAGAATATTTCCAGAAAAAATTATATCGTGCGTTAGGTGTTCCTGAGACAAGAATGCCTGGTGGTGGAGATGGTTTTAATCTTGGTAGATCATCAGAGATATTAAGAGATGAATTGCAGTTTGCTAAATTTGTAGGTCGTTTAAGAAAGAGATTTGCAAATTTATTCAACGATCTTTTAAGAACACAATTAATTCTCAAAAATATTATTGCTCCAGAAGATTGGACTGAAATTAGCGATCATATTCAATATGATTTCTTATATGATAATCAATTTGCTGAACTTAAAGAATCTGAATTATTAGAAGGAAGATTAGGTATATTAGCAACTATCGAACCATATATTGGTAAGTATTATTCTACTGAGTATGTTCGTAAGAAAGTATTACGTCAAACTGATGCTGAGATTATTGATATTGATGAGCAAATAGAAGATGAAATACAAAAAGGTATTTTACCAGATCCAAGTGCAGTTGATCCAATAACTGGAGAACCATTACCTCAAGAAGGTGGAGGAGATCTTGGTCAAGTTCCTACTAATGGAGAAGCTCCAATGGTAGATCCCGAAGATGGAGATGGTGCAGTCTTACCTGAACCAAAGGGTGGAAAGATCTAGTATAAATAAAAATAAATTTAACATTAAATCATGGAAGATATTATTAATGCTATAGCAACAGATGCTTCTGCGTCTGAAGTTTCAGATGCTTTGAAGAATGCACTTTTTGCAAAAACAGGAGAAAAAATTGATGCTATGAAATCTAAAGTAGCGTCTACTATGTTTGATCAACCTGAAGCAGAAATAGAAACAGAAGTCGAAGCAGAGGCAGAAACTGAAGTTACTGATACACCAGAAGAAGAAGAGGAAACTGAATAAAGATACTTAATTTAATAAATACAAGATAGTATTCTATATTCTATACACGAAAAACTGAGGAACCAAAAAAATGAGTAGAATTCTCGTAAAAGGGACACAAATAACTGTACCAAATACTGTTGGTGCTGCTACCAGTTTTAGCAACGCAACTTGTGTTCGTTTAGTAAACAATAGTGGTAGTACTGGTAGAGTTGTCACTGTTGCTGAAAATAACGGTGGTTCCGCTACTATAGGAACTTTTTCATTATTAGCAGGTCAAACAGAAATTCTAGAAAAGAATCCAACAGATGTTGTATTTGTTGGTGGAGGATCTGATGTGTTTGGTGCTGCAGTAGGATTTACAAATTAGGACTATGAAACTAATAACAGAAGAAATCTCAGACGTTAAATTTATTACCGAAGGAAAAGGTAG